AAACCGCAGGCTGTCAACTACGACACCCCCGCGATGCCGGGCGGTCTGCGTGTGACCTCGGCTGCTTACAACAGCAGCCTCTACCGCTGGGGTCACCAGATTCTCACTCTCAAGCAGATTGAGGAGTTCGCTCGTCGTGGCGAGGACATCCAGGCGCGCTATGCCGAGAAGCTCGCGGTGCAGGGCTCGCAGCTTCACGCGGCGATTGTTGGCGCTGCTCTCAACGACACGGCCAACTTTGCCAGCACCGGTGCTGTCACTGGTGGCTCGACGGCTGCTGCGACGCTTCAGAAGGACTTCAACGACTTCCTCCTGGCGTCGGCTGCTGACGGCTGCGACATCGAGAGCGGCAAGTGGGTTGCGGTCTGCAATCTTGCGACTGCCAACATCCTGATGCAGAAGAATGAAGTGTTCCAGATGGGCTACGGCATTGCGTCCAAGGGTGACGGCACTGCGCAGTACCGTGCTGGCGCATCGGACATGACCCAGCTCAATGCCTTCTTTGGCAGCAAGCTCATCGTCCCGCTTGAGCTCAAGATTATGCCGCAGTACCTGCCGACCATCGCCACTCAGACTGGCTCGGTTGTCATGACCACGGGCAACGTCGCTCTGTTCAAGGTTGCCGAGGCCTATGGCGACTCTGGCTTCCTTCAGACGATGACGCCGGAGCCCAACGCTGCGCTCGGCCAGCTCTTCAGCTACTCGGCGTTCAACCCGGCTGGCGTTGGCATGTATGTCGAGTCCGACTTTGGCGTGACCGTCCTTGGCGGCACGGCCAACAAGTGGGCCCGTCTCGCTACCGGCCTCTCGTAGGCCATTGACGGGGGCGGGCTACGGCTCGCCCCTCTCGAGTAGGGTTGGGTGCTCATCCCCCCGCCCAATCCTACTCAAGAGGGAACCATGGCAATCTACACATTTGGCATCGTTGCAGCCGACGTTGGTAGGTTACTGCCCAAGATAGCTTTTGCTGTCGACAGCACACCGACCTCTGCCCAGGCTAACAGCATCATCGACGACCACGCAGCCGAAATCAACGGCTTCCTCGAGGGCATGGGTGTGTCACCTGCTGCCCTTGATGCGCAGCCGACGCTGCCGATGTATCGCATGGCCGGCCGCTACATCCTGCTCAAGTTCGCTGCTGACATCGTTCGCATGCGCAATCAGAACAGCAACACGGCAGCCGATGGTTGGGACCAGCAGGCCAACGACTTGATGGACCGCCTGCGCAAGCTGCCGGGCGACATGGGTCAGACTCGGCCGACAGGCACGAGCGCCCCTAACATCCTGCACAGCAATGCTGACTACGCGGCCGAGATTAAGGTCAAGAGCATCAACAGTGGTTCTAGACTTGCAGCGAATGCCACTACAGATAGTATGTAGTCATGAGCAGCTTCAAGATAACCATGAAGGACAACAGCCATCAGGGCATCTACCAGCTCGAGACGGCTATCCGTAACGCCAAGGACTGGCAGAAGTTCTGGGACGATAAGAACGGCACCTTGAGCCTGGCATGGTCCGAGTCTCGCAAGGTGATGTTTGCGACGCAGGGCAGCAGCACGGGTCCCAAGTGGCCTGGCTACACTCGGCAAGAGCAGCGTTACTGGCTACCCATCAAGCGGTGGTCGCTCGGCGTCAAGACGATACAGCCAGGCGGCATCCTGCGTTGGAGCGCGCGGCCACAGAGCACGACCAAGAGCGGCAAAGAGGTGCTATGGCCCTCGTTCTGCTTGGTCAACGACCCCAACTACATCTACAAAGTGACCGGCAATCATGTCGAGATGGGCAGCAGCGTGGCCTATGCTGCCAACCACGACAAGGGCGTTGGAGCCTACACTCGCCGCACCTCTCGCAAGAAGAGTGGCACTGTGACCATCCCTACCCCTAAGCGGCCACTGGTGCGCTTTGGCGACCCGTTCATTGACGCGGTGCGCGATGCGATGAAGAGCCTGGCGATGATGCAGGCGTCGGGTGCCAAGGTCGGTATCACGAGCAACGAGTTTGCGGTGCGGTATCTGATGAGCGTCGGAGGTCAGCCATGAGCGCCGAGCTCTACTGGGGTCCACAGGTAACCAGCAACACAGCACGCGATTTAGTGGTGACCAACTGGGCTACGGTATGTGACGCCACCTTCTTGGCTGGCATGGGCGTGCCGGGGCTGCCATCGCCTCTGACGACCAACATCTACACGAGCCGTCGTGCTCAGTGGACGGCCGAGCAGCAGCCTGCCTTTGGCTTGACCGTGCTGCGCACCACGAGCGAGATTATCGACGCGCTCGGTGCGATGGACCAGGTGCATGAGCTCGAGGTGTCGGTCAATGCCGACTGGGGCTACTACGATGGGTTTGGTGATGCGCAGCCTCTGTCGACTACAGCGCCGTTCACAGAGGAGGTCTACGAGACCTGCCTGCGAACCTACATCGAAGGCATCCTCATCATCTTGACCTCGCCTGTGTATGGCCTAGTCAACTACGACGCGCGCAATCAGAGCACGCCGGCCTTTGTGCAAACGGGCATCTTCAACTGCCTGCCCGGGTCAGGTGTGACACCGACTGACTTTGCGGTTGGCCTCGATGACACGGGGCAGACAGTGATACAGCAGACTGTTCGAGCAACAATACTCGTCCACCAACGACGGGGCATAGCGAGGTAGACCATGGCTCAAGTATTGAATGCGAGTAACACAAGCGGCGTATACATCAAGCTCGAGGCCACGCCTGGCACCCTCGTCACACCTGCCGGCGGGGACTTCGTGCCGACCGTTGGCACGCCAAAGTTCACGCCTCGCGGCGCTGGCATCATCCGTCGCGCTGACACCATGACGCCTTACGGTGGCGAGCTGGCAGCCAAGACGGGCGGCATCGGCTGGGACATCAGCTTTACGACCGAGCTGTTGTGGAACTTTGGCACTGCCCAGAACTTCACTGTTGACTTTGGCACATTGACCACGCCTCTGTATGCCCTGTTTCGGTCTTGCCCGTTCAAGGTCACAGGCTCCTCCGAGGACTACACCTTCAGCAGCCAGGCTATCTACGACATCGCGGCAAGTCGGTCGCCTAACGCTTACTCGGCCTCGACCTTTACCATCGTGTACGAGGAAACCCCGACGGGCAAGAAGTACTCGGCCAGCGGCTGCGTGTGCATCCCCAAGTTTACGTTTGAGGCCGGTGGCAAGATTATGGTTGAGTGGTCCATCAAGGGCCAGTGGCAGCCTGTCGGCTCGGTGACCTCCCCGGGGTTGGTGCCCACCTACGTTTACACTCCTCCTCTGGTCGGCACGGCCTGCGCACTGTCTGCTGCTGGTCCTTTGAGCTCGGCCACGACGGCTCTTGCCAAGGTGTCTTACGACCCCGGCTTTGCGCTGTCTGATGTGCTTGATGCGCAGCAGACCTATGGCATGGGCATTGCCATGATTTCGCTGACCAGCTCGCCCTCGATTGAGATTGAGGTTGCCGACCTTGCCGAGAGCACGCAGCCTGATTGGACCGAGGCAGAGGCTAACACGGTCGATACGACTGCGCTCACCGTGACGGTAGCGATTGCTAGTAACACCTCGGTGGTGTTTACTCTCGCCGAGCCGCAGCTGATTCAGTGGCCGACACCGGGCGAGAGCAACGGGTACCGCAACATCGGTCTCAAGTTCGCCGGCATCGTCAACACCAGCAGCGTGTCTGACATTGGTTCGATTGCTTTCAACTCGCCGTAAGGCACGCAAGGGGGATGGGATGATTGAGTTTAACGAGAATGTGTGGATTGAGGTAGAGGTCAAGAGCCAAAAGGGCCGGCTGTTGGTGCGAGAGCCCAACGCGCTCGAGGGTGCTCGGTACTACGGTGCGCTCGACAAGGTGAGAGGTCGGCTGCGTGCCGAGGATGCCGACGAGACTGCTCTCGAGGCTCTGGTGCAGCTGCACATCACCCTGTTGACGGCCTGCGTGTCGGCCTCTGAGGGGTTTGCCCAGGAGCTCGACAAGGAGGCCACGGCAACAGCGCGGTCGGCATGGCTTGTGAAGATACCTTGGACCGACCTTGGCACCATCGCATCGGCGGTGGCGACGGCGGGCTACCCAAAAACCTAAGCCGTGTTGCATGGCGAGACTTTGCCCGGCTGACGATGTCGCACAACTTTCGCTGCTGGGAGTGTCCCGACGCAACACGGCATGAGAGAGGCTGCACGATGGGATACAGGCAGGGTCTAGGTCACGAGGAGATGGAGGCCAAGCCGACCACCTGCCTTGTGCTCACGACCGAGCCTGGTGGCTTTTGGGAGGCCAACCGAATCGGCAAGTGGCTCGAGCGTGGCACGCCTGCGGTCACAGCCCGGGACCTGACACATTCGCAACTTGAGCTGGCTACCTTTGTGCAGTACGAGCTGCAGGAGGGTGGTCGACGGTACGTTT